AAAATCTTATAAAGCTACTTTGATACAAGATTTATCTGGTCAAGGTAGTGAAGATATAGCAAAAATAATTAAAGGTATTTAATATGGCCATTACATCAACATTAACTACAAGTTTTAAAAAAGAACTATTAACTGCAACACATAACTTTGCAACTAATGGTAATGCTTTTAAACTTGCTTTATTTACAAGCTCTGCCACTATGGGAGCAACTACAACTGCTTATTCAACTTCACAAGAAGTAAGTGGTACTAACTACACAGCAGGAGGAGCCGCTTTAACTAAAGTTGCACCGACAAGCGGTGGTACTACAGGTTTTACTGATTTTGCTGATTTAACATTTGGAACAGCAACAGTAACAGCAAGAGGTTGTTTGATTTATAACGACACTAATAGTGATAAATCTGTCGCTACTATAGACTTTGGTGGCGATAAAACATCCACAGCAGGTGATTTCACTATTGTTTTCCCAGCAGCAGCAGCCAGTACAGCTATTATCAGAATAGCTTAGTCTAGCCAAAGATGGCTAATATAACTGGTTGGGGTAGAGGAACCTGGGGTTCTAATACTTGGGGAGAGCCAAATCCAGTTACCCTTACAGGATTAGCAGCAACAAGTGCTGTTGGTTCCGTAACTATCGTAGCGAAAGCTAATGTAATTCCAACAGGACAATCAGCAACTGGATCAGTAGGCACTCCTACTTTTGATTGTGAAGCTAATCTAACTCTTACAGGTCAATCAGCAACATCTGCTGTAGGCACACCAACCGTTGTAGCAAAAGCAAATATTACGCCATCTACGCAAGTAGGAACTAGTGCTTTAGGCACTATATCTATAGTTGCAAAAGCAAATATAGTACCAACAGGACAATCTGCAACGTCTGCTATCGGAGGTGTTGGTGTTAATGGAGATGCTGTTGCTAATGCACCAGGAGCCGTAGGATCTGTTGGTAGTGTTGGTGTGGATGTAGATGGAGAGGCTAATGTAATTATATCAGGGGTTGCAGCTACTTCAGCAGTAGGATCTGTTACTGTTCATCACAACGCACAGTTTAGTATTGATGGTGTTAGTGCAACAGGTGATGTAGGTTCTGTTACCACAACAGCTAAAGGAAACATTAGTATTACAGGAGTTGAGGCTACTGGATCTTTAGGTAATGTATTTGTTTGGTCGCTAATAGATGATACACAAACAAAAAATTATGCTAATATAAATACTGACCAAAGTTCATCCTTTGCTGAAATAAATGAAACACAAACTCCAAATTGGGAAGAGGTAGCATAGAATATGGCAACTTATGTAAATGATTTAAGGTTAAAAGAGATAGCGACAGGTGATGAGTCAGGAACCTGGGGAACCTCTACGAATACTAATTTAGAGCTTATAGCAGAAGCATTTAGTTTTGGTACAGAAGCAATAACAACAAACGCTGACACTCATACAACAACAATAGCAGACGGATCAACAGATCCTGGTAGATCACTTTATTTAAAATACACAGGCACGCTTGATAGTGCTTGTACTATTACTATAGGCCCTAATACCGTATCTAAGCTTTGGTTTATTGAAAATGGTACTTCTGGATCACAAAATATAATTATTTCTCAAGGCAGTGGAGCAAATATTACTATACCACCTGGAGATACTAAAGCAATTTATTCAGACGGAGCAGGATCAGGAGCAGCTATGGTAGATGCTTTTGCTAGTCTTAGCGTTGTAGATCTTAAAGTACAAGATGATTTAACCGTAACAGATGATATGACTGTTGGTGGCACATTAGGAGTAACTGGAGCTATTACAGCTTCAAGTACAATTAATGGCGTAACTATAAAAGCTGATACAACTAATTTTGTAGACAGTATTTTAATTAGTCAAAATGCAAGTACAGGAACTTTATCAAGTGCCTCTAATAATACAGGACTAGGCGATAGTGTTTTTGCTGCATTAACATCTGGAACAAATAATACAGGTGTAGGCTCACAAGTATTAGAATCAAATACAACAGGTTTTTTTAATACAGCAATTGGACATGGTGTTTTAAATGCTAATACTACAGCAGGAAATAATACAGGAGTTGGTTATTTAGCATTATTATCAAACACTACAGGTGCTTCAAATACAGCAGTTGGTGCATCAGCCTTAGATGCTTTAACACAAGGTTCATTTAATGTTGCTGTTGGTAAAGAATCTTTAACAACTGATACTTTAGGCAGCAAAAGTGTTGCAGTAGGTATGGGGACATTAGCTAATCAAAACTTCACAACAGCTACAGATTCTTTTAATGTTGCAATAGGACATATTGCAGGTAATGCAATAACCACAGGCACAGACAATACTCTTATTGGTGGTTTAGCAGGTGATGCTATAACAACTGGTTCAAACAATACAGCCGTAGGTCAATCAGCAGCTACTGCTCTAACAACTGCATCAAATAATACAGCTATAGGTGCTGATTCTTTAAAAGCTACTACTACAGGCACATCAAATGTAGCAGTAGGTTTTGCTGCATTAGAAGCTAATACAACAGCATCAAATAACACTGCGGTTGGATTTACAGCTTTATTAGCAAATACTACAGGTGGTGGTAATACAGCATTAGGTAAAGAAGCTCTTGCAGCAAATACTACAGCCGATTTTAATACTGGTCTTGGTTATCAAGCCTTAGAAACAAACACTACAGGTGCAAGTAATACAGCCGTTGGTGCAGATGCTTTGTTTGCTAACACCACAGCTTCAAGTAATACAGCAGTAGGTACAAGTGCTTTAGCAGCAAACACTACAGGTACTTTTAATGTAGCAGTCGGTTCATTAGCACTAGATGCAAATACTACAGCAGATAGAAATATAGCAGTCGGACATAGTGCTTTAGGAGTAAACACTACAGGTGCTAAAAATACAGTTGTGGGTACTTTTGCTATGGAAGATAACACCACAGGAACTGAAAATACAGCTATTGGACATGATGCTTTAGCTAATAACACTACAGCTAGTAACAATACAGCAATAGGTGCAAATGCATTGTTAGCAAACACAACAGGTGCTGCGAATACAGCTGTAGGTAAAGATGCTTTAAAATCTAATACAACAGCAGGTAGTAACACAGCAGTTGGGTATCAATCACAAGAGTCTACTACTACAGGTGAAAATAATGCATCATTAGGACTACACGCTTTGCGTGTAAACACTACAGCTAATAATGGCACAGCAGTAGGTACGAGTGCTTTAGCAGCAAATACCACAGGTGGAAATAATACGGCAATTGGTTATCAAGCTTTAGACGCAAATACGACAGGAGCCGATAATGTAGCTCTTGGTGCTGTAGCTTTAAGTGCAAATACGACAGCTTCTTCAAATACAGCAATTGGTGAAAGTGCATTAAAAGTAAACACCACAGGTGCTAATAATGTCGCAGTAGGTGCAGCAGCATTAGATGCTAATACTACAGCAGATAATAATACAGCAGTTGGTAAAGGTTCTTTAACAGCTAATACAACTGGTGCTGGTAACACTGCTGTTGGCTTACAAGCATTATCTTCAAATACAACTGCAAGTAATAATACTGCTGTTGGTTTAAATTCAATGGTTACTAATACAACTGGTTCTCTAAATACATCAGTCGGTAAAGATTCTTTAGGAAGTAATACTACAGGAAATAATAATTGTGCTTTTGGTGGTAGTGCTTTAACAGCAGTTACAGAAGGTTCAAATAATGTTGCAATGGGTGAAAGTGCTGGTATCGCAATTACTACTGGTGGACAAAATATAGCAATTGGTTTAAATGCTATTAATGCAGTTACTACTGGTTCATATAATATAGGTATCGGTGGAAATATAGCTGGTAATAATTTAGTAGATGGTGGTTTTAATATATACATGGGTTATTTAGCAGCAGCAGGTGCTAGTAATGCTTCTGGTGAATTAGTACTTGCTACAGCAAATTCTACACAAACTGGTAAAGGTAATAATACTGGATTTATAAGTGCAAGTAATGGTGTATATCAAGGTAATAATTCATCATCTTGGTCAACAACTTCTGATCAAAGAATTAAAAAGAATATTGTAGATAATACTATTGGTCTTGATGCTATAAAAGATATAAGAGTTAGAAACTTTGAGTACAAAACTGAAGATGAAATAACAGAAATTCCAACTCATGCAGCTATTGATAAAGAAGGCATACAGTTAGGAGTTATAGCACAAGAAATAGAAACAATTTTACCTGATGTCGTACAAGAACAATCAACAGGAGTAAAGACTGTAAATCCTGATAACATAACTTGGTATCTTGTAAATGCAGTAAAAGAACTTTCTACACAAGTAGAAGAATTAAAAGCCGAAATACAAACTTTAAAAGGAGAATAAAATGGCAGTAACAAAAGCAATAACTAAATGCGTACCTTATGTAAACTCATCTAGTAAAGTAGATAAGTGGGAAATAGAAATGACGTATAAGAATGATAGCGAGGGCGATAGCACTTACTATACTTCAACTTTTAGCACTTCAGTAGAACAATCTGTTACAGACTTAGATGGTAATACAACCACTAACTTTACTTTAAAAGCTAAAGGTAGTTGGTCTAATGCTGACTTAGTGGCAATATGCCCTGTATCACATTGGGATACAATATTTGCTAGTCAAGTAGATAGCGTTATAACTAACCCACCAGTAGAAAGTACACCAGACCAAGCATTTAGCGTACCTAGTTAAGTATGGCTGAAGGCGATTTTCAGATCCATACTATGCCTGCGGTATATGTGTTAGAAACACAAATGCCACAAGACATGATTGATAGCGTAAATGATTATATGGACGAGTATAAACATGATAAAAACAAAAAATCATTAGCTAATACTTTAGTAGGGCAAATAGATAAAGGAGAACAGTTACTGTTAGATCACAATGATCAAAGAATGGTTGAGTATAATAATTTTATTTGCAGCCTTGGTGTTGAATATATTAATCATTTTGCTGCTTCGGGTAATAGTTTTAAAGGCCCTAAACAAATTCAGATAGACGAAACTTGGTCAGTACATAGTTATGATGGTGATTACAACCCAATACATGATCACGGCACTAAAACTCTTATGGGTATATCCACAACAGCTTGGACTAAAGTACCACCACAAATAGGTAATGTTAATGCACAATCACCAACTTATTCTCTATACAACGAAAGTGGACATTCAGACGGATGTATAGCGTTTCAATACGGACAAGTATCTGTTATAGATAGTGAAAGATTAAAACCAGCTCAATCATTTGTTATGACCCCAGAAGTAGGAAAGTTATTAATATTCCCTTCTTGGTTACAACACATGGTCTATCCCTTCAAAGGTGAAGGAGAAAGACGAACAATCGCATCCAACTTAAACTGTTGGGATGTGCAACAACCAACACCTGAGGAGGTGCAATAATGGCAAAAGCCGAAAAAAAAGAAACCGTTGAGGTAGAATTTACGCCTGAACAAAAAAGTTTTCAAGCACATATACAAAGCTTGACAACAAAAATAAACCAGCATTTATTTGAGATTGATGAGTTACAGCCAAGTTTAAATATGTATAAACAAGCTTTAACTGAAAGTATGAAATCACAAACTAATGATCTTTCAGAGGATAAAAAATGATTGTAGAAATAATTATGTGGGTAACAGCTATTGTTACTATAAGCAGTTTAATAGCTGCTAGTACACCAACGCCAAAGGACGATTTATGGATTGGTAAATTATATAAACTTATTGACATGTTAGCTTTGAACATAGGCAAAGCAAAGGAGAAATAATGGGCTGGTGGAGTAATTTAGTAGATAAAATAACTGGAACACACAAAGTTGAAGTAAGAGCTAGAAATAAAAAAGGACATTATGTTGCTGATGATAAATCAACACCTAATGTAAATGAAGCTTATACAACAAAAAGAGTTAAAAAGTCTAAATAATGTCTGAGTCGCCAGATGCTTTTGTATATAACGCAACATTAGACCGTATTGTAGATGGTGATACGTTTGATTGTATTTTGGATCTAGGGTTTGATGTAAAATTACACAAGCAAAGAGTAAGACTTAGCGGTATTGATACACCAGAATCTAGGACACGCGATCTTGCTGAAAAAAAACTAGGGTTAGCTGCAAAGGCTAGGCTTGGTGAGTTATGTTGCGGTACTTTTAAAGTTAAATCTTTAGGTAAAGGAAAATATGGACGCATAATTGGCATACCATATACAGAAGATGGTAAAGATATTTGTAAAATATTAATAAAAGAAGGACATGCTGTAGTTTATGACGGCGGCAAAAAAACAAAAGTATGGGGTGATTACTAATGAATGATGGACAAGGAAGGTTTGGCGGCGATATGGATCGTAATGAAGTTGAGATGGATCTCAATAAGTTTATGGCTATGATCCAAGAAATATCACAACTTAAAGATAAAATAAGGGATTTAGAAGATACAACTAATGTTAATCCTTGGCAAAAGGTTATACATCTAGCACAAGCTGTAGATTCCTGGAGAATATTTCCAAGAATGTTTTTGAGTGTTTATATGTATTTGCTTTACTACACAACATTTTGGTTTATGGCATTAGAGTCACCAAGCTTTGAACAATCAGGCCTTATATCTATTGTTGTAGGTGCAGGAGCGGCTTGGTTTGGCTTATATGCAGGAACATCAGGTTCTAGCAAGTCATTCAAAGGCGAAGCTAATAAAGAATAATGGAAGTATTTGACCTTATAGAAAAGGTCGGATTACCTATAGCAGGCGGTCTAGTTATGGGTTATTTCATATTTCTTATTATGAAACAACTTATGGGTAATCTTGTAAGTGATATTAAAGGAATACAAGGTATAACTAAGATGCTTATCACAAGAGCATCAATAATGAACAACGACATCATAAGAATAGATACTTCAGTATCAAGTGCTTTAAATTTAAAACCAGACTTAGATAGAATAGCAAGAGCAGAAAACTTTGTAGAAGACGGTAAGATAGACGCTAGACGTGATTAATGGACATAGTTGTATTAGTAGAGAAGTTTGGCTTTACGACCATAATGGTAGTAGGTTTAGGTTACTTTGTTTACTTTGTTTGGCAAACTATTACAAATACTATAGACCCTGCTGTATCAGAAATGAAAAAAACAATTATACGGCTAACTGACCAACTTCGCCTGTTAGATCAAGATATGATACGATTACAAGAGAAAGTTAATACTGTATTGGAGTTAAATGAAAAAGAAAATGACAAAACAAGAGCTAATAAAGGAAGAAGCAGCAAAAACTAGAATATTAGCCTGGATAATGTTTATGGGTCTAATTATGTTTGTAGGTATTATTGCTATAAATGTAAAAGCAGATCAAATAGTACACAAATTTAAGTCGCCTAGTTTTAATGGCATAGGCACTTCTTCACATTATCTTACTATAGAAAACCAAGAATACACTCGTAAACTAACCATTAAAGAAGAAATAAAAGCTTTACAAGATGAGATAGAAAGAGAAAAAGAAAATAGTACATTAGCTAGGTTTATGCGTAATCTTGAATCAAGAGTATATGCTGAGTTATCAAGACAGCTAGTAAATAATCTGTTTGGAGAAACACCACAAAGTTCTGGCACCATAACATTAGAAGGTAATACTATAGAGTATACTAGCGATGGCGTAACACTAACCCTTAAGATAACGGAAGCAGATGGCACAGTTACTGAAATCACAATACCTATTGGTACTTTTACTTTCTAGTTGTTCTATATTTGACCAATTTGAAGACACCTACGAGCAAAGGTTTTCTGCTGAAAACGTTGTAAACATACAAGATCTGCAATCTGTAGAGTTAAAACAAGCACCTATACCTAAAGTTAGTCCTGTTGTAGCTGTATATCCGACTGCTTTTACTGATCAAACAGGACAAAGAAAAAGCAACAGCGAGTTTGCTTTATTTAGTACCGCAATCACACAACAACCTAATGCATTACTGATCAGAGCACTCAAACATGCAGGAGATGGCAAGTTTTTCAGGGTTGTAGAGCGAGTAGGACTAGATAACCTTACAAAAGAAAGACAGTTAATTCGTAGTGCTAGAGAACAAACTGCTACAGAAGATGAGAAAAAGAAAGCACTTAGGCCGTTATTATTTGCAGGTATATTAATTGAAGGAGCTGTTATATCTTATGAAGCCAACCTAGAATCTGGTGGTATAGGTGCTAGGTATCTTGGTATAGGCAGCAGCATACAATACAGAGAAGATAATATAACTGTAAGTTTACGCATGGTTTCTGTTGCAACTGGAGAAGTGTTATTAGAAGTATTAAGCCAAAAAACTATATTTAGTTACGGCAAATCAGAAGATGTATTTAAGTTTATAGAAGCAGGCACAGAGCTAGTAGAAATAGAACTTGGTAATGCTAGAAACGAGTCATCAACCATAGCACTAATGAAAGCGATAGAAGGTGGAGTTTTAGAAATAATAAATCAAGGATATAAAAAAAGTTTTTGGATTTTACAAAACGATAATGAAGGAGTAGAATTAAATGATGAAGATATTGATGAGCCTAGTTGTGATGCTGAGTGCATTGACAACATTCGCGGCTGACAACGAAATATATGTAGATCAGTCTGGTACTGGAGCTAACATAGATCTGGAACAATTAGGTATATCAAACTTAATAGGTGGTCTGCAATCTACAGCGGGAAGTCTTACGCCTTTTGATTTAGACGGCAATTCTATGACACTTGATATTAATATGATTGGTGATACCAATAAGTTTCTTGGTGACATTTTGGCTAATACTTTTACCATCCAAGTAGATCCAACAAATACATACAGTTCTAATGGTTCTAATCAAAACATAGCAGTTACAGGTGATAGTAATACTTTTACACTTAATCAAGGTACAACTGCTCTAGCAGCAAGTTTAGATTTAGATTGGATCATACAAGGTAACAACAACCAAGTAACATCAAACATTAACATTGATGGTGCAACTAACTTTATGGATATAGACGGTAATGATAACGCAGTTACATATACTGGTACTGGAGTTACAGCTTCAGCAGGTGGTTACTTTTATTTAGATCACACAGGTGGTTCAAGAACGTTTAACATTTCACAACTGAGTACATTAGATAATGACTGGCTCAAAATTATATCTGTATCTGGCACTACCGCTTCTACTGTTTGTGTCGTTCAAAACGACCAAGGTACAAGCACAAGCTGTTGATATTGGAGATATATCTGAGCTAAACGGTTCAGCACAAATCCTAAGAGATAAACCTTATGATGCAAACCTTAAGTTTGCTATTCAAAGTAATGACGAAGCTATTACTAAAGACGGCAGAATGGCTATCACTTTTCTTGATGACTCTATTGTTAAACTTACAGAATTTAGTGAGTTAGTTATTGATGAGTACATCTACGATCCTGACCCGTCAAAAGCAAAGATGGCCCTTACCTTTGGTCTTGGTACAGCTAGGTTTATTACAGGTAATCTTAACCGTATAGATAAACAAAACATAACTTTAAAAACACCAACAGCTAACATAGCTATACGTGGGACTGATTTTACGGCTACAGTTGATGAGCTAGGGCGTAGTCTAATTATTTTGCTACCAGACGCTCTGGGGCTTTCTAGTGGCGAAATAGAGGTAGTTACTGCTATGGGAACTGTTTTACTTAATAAACCGTATGAAGCTACTACAGTAAGCGTATTTGAGTCAGCTCCTACTAAACCAGTTATATTAGATCTTACACTAGACCTTATAGACAATATGCTTATTGTTAC